TCCAGCCCCGCCTGCTTGCCGCCCCTCCCCCTCTGTGGCCGGCCCGGCAGGGCCGGAACGGGCCGTGGCGTGCGGCGGCGGGAGCGGCGGGGGCGGAGCCGGGGACGGCCGGGGCCGCCGGGGCGGGGGCGGGGGGAGGCGCAGGGGGAGGGCCGGGGCGGGCGGAGGGAGCAAGCTGCACCGGCGGGGCGAACTCCTCAGCTTTCAGCCAGGCGGCCCCGCAGCAATTAGGCGCTTGTGCCACGTCCTTTGGCCTCCCTTAACCGAGTTTCGAGGCCGCCCAGCGGGCTTGTTTCGGTCCGCCTGCCCGCTTATCGGCCCCGCAAGGGGAAGGGGAAGCGGGGAGGATTCGGGGGAAAAGAGGCGGGGGAGTGGTCCACGGCTGGGAGGAAATGCAAACGGCGGGGAGCATAAGCAAGCCTAAAGGTAGGCGATAAGGGCAGCTACTAGGTGGGCGGGGCGCATTGGTTGCGCTGGCAAAGCAAGGGTGGGGCGGTAGGGTGGGGGCGTTCCCGGGGCAATCCCGCTCCGGGGCGACTAAACCAGAAAACACAGAAAGCACGACAAATGAAGATCTCGCTAAACGCCCATCAGTTCGTCGAAGAGTTCGTCAAGGTCCGCCCGAATCAGTTCTCCCGCGAGGCTTTGAAGGCCTTATTCATCCAGCTGGAGGAGATGGAGCGCGATTGTGGCGAGTGAGATGGAGTTCGATCCCGTCGGCATTTGCTGCGATTGGACGGAATACGCCAGCGCCGAGGAGGCCGCCGAGGCTTACGGATGGGAGCGAGAAGACGCGGAGGACGAACGCGCCGACACCAGCGACCGCGAGGCGCTGACGTTCCTCTGCGACGAACAGCGACCGTGTTGGAACTGTCCGGCGGCGGGGTTGTGGTCCTTAACTTCTTGGACGCGAGGGCCCTCTTCAAATGCAAATTGCCACAATCTACCGCGACAACCAGCCGGACGCCTTTGGGGTTTGGCCAACTTCCCGCACCTTTGGGCGCTCGCCTTTGATTGTCTGCGAAAGCCTCAAGGATGCCGAGATGTTCGCTTTCTATGGCTTCGCCTCGCCTTGCTGTTCACCCTCCAAGCTCCAAAGCAGCTTGGGGAATGATTGGGCGAAGGTCGCCAGCGGCGAGAGTCATCCGAATGACCTATGCGACGCGAACTCTCCTGATGATTGAGGCTTTCTCGGACGTATTCGGACGCGAGCCGTATTTCCCCTCGGATGTTGAGGAAGGCTACGCTACCGATGCGCAAATGGACGCGGATGCCGATACCCTTTGACGGAATTTGGGGACACGGCTTTCGCCCTTTGGGGCGTCAAGGAGGGCGCGAAATGAAGGCCTTACTGAATCACCTTTCTTTGCCCGCATTCGGGCTTGAATGCCGATTGGTCCTGCGCCGCTTGATTCTTTGCGGGGCAACTTTGGTTGCTGGATAACGAGGATGGCACCTTCGCCTTGGTTCACCGGGAGACGGTCGCGGAGGAATACGTCATCACGGAACTAGCACGTTGACTGTGCCGGAGGGCGGACGAGCACTGAACCCGAAAAGGTAGATTTCGCCGACGTCTCTATTGTGCGTCCTTGGCGTCATCCTCGGACTTTGCTTGGCTTGCTGTTCTGACGCGGTGTTGCCCTTGCCTCCCAAGCGAGGGCATAGCAAGGCAGCAAACCCGCTGCCGAAAACCAGAAAGCCACAAATGAACAGAGAACACGGACGCATGATTTAACCACGGAGTCTCCACGAACTACAGCTATGCCATCGCCCTTCAAAGGGGCACTTGGATTGCAGCGAATGGGAACGGAAACGCCTTTCCCGACGCGCACAGGTCGCCGCTTGCTGTATTGCTATAACCCCAAACAGGATCGGCACGCCTACCTTGACCTCGGCAGCGACGTCATCTTGACCGACGACGAAGCCTTGAACGCCCTAGGCATCATCTAAGCCTTCCTTCCATCGGGCCCCATTCGTTGGGGCCCTTTTTCTTGCTCTTGCTGGCCAGCAAGGGCCTTTGCCTTGGCCATTTGCTGGCATTTCTAGGCCTTTTCTAGCTTGGGCCCTAGGTAGGGCCTAGGCTTGCGCCCAATCGTGCCTTAAAACGCAAGCACATGCGTCCGGGCAATCGAACCGCAATCTCCGACCCGAAATTTTGGCCATCATTTCACCCAGGCCATTTTGCCCAATCCGATTTACTCCGAACGAGCCTTGCCCCGGCCATCCAAGGAATTTCCATAAGGCCAGCTTCTAGTCGAGCAGATCCTGCGCTTTCCATTTCACCGATTTTACCCCAAGTAATGATTTTGCCCCTGATGACCTTCGACGAACAACTTTGCGTGCTCCCGCGTCGTGCTGGGGCTCTTCTAGGCCGAGGCCGCCCAGGCTCCTCAGCGTGTCCCGCCGCACCTACTGCAGTACTGGGAGCGGCAAGGCGGGGAGGCCGCCGCACGTGCTGATGCAGGAGGCGGACTTCTGGCCCGGCTGGCCAGCCCGCAGGAGATGGTTGACCAACTGACGTTACGCAAAACGCAGTTGACTCCTCGGCCCAGCCGGCGCAAGTTCTGCGTCAGACCTGAACTTCAGGGGGACGGGCCGGCCTAGGGGGAACCAACCGAACCGGCCCGTTTCTGCTTCTAGCAGGCCCAGGCCCGGCGGGCTCCAAAAATTGCCGCTGAAGATGTTGTCCTGGCCCTTGATGCCCTCCAGACCGGGCGCAGTAGCCTCTTCTTCCGCGCCGGCTGGGACTTCTTGATGGAGAGCTGGGGATCCCCGAACCGCACCAGCTTCACCTTGCTGCCCTTCTTGGCCAGCACGGCGCTCTTTCTTGGGGCTGCTCTGGGGTCTTCTTCGGCTTGTTGTAGCCGGTGAACTTCTCGCCGCGGTAGGTGATCATTGCTTGAAGATGCTGAAGATGGGCTTTCCAGCGGATAAAGGTCAGCTCAAAGTCGGCTGCGTTGCACAGCCAGCGGAAGGACTTGTACCAGGCCACCTTCAGCCGCAGCGCCGGCAGGAGATGCACGGCAAAGCCTTCCGGCGGGGGCGGGAGCCGGTAGCCCTGCACGCTGAGGCCTGGGCACCCCAGCGTGACCGTCCAGCCGTTCTCCTCGATGTTATGAGCGTTTGCGAAGGCCATTTGATTTCTTCTCCGTCCGGCGCCAGCAGCGGGCCACCTCGCGCCAGTCCATTGAGATCGAGTGCCGTGACGCTCCGGGATCCAGACCGCAGGATCACCCCTGACCGGGAGGTCGTGGGTCGAGGGCAGGCGGAAGTCGGCATCCACCCAGGTCGTCACGTCAGGTACGGGCCGGGCGCGAGGATCACCGCCGGGTCCAGGCCGAGCTGCTGGCACATCGCGATGACGGTCGGGTTGCGTGTCCCAAAACCACGCGAAGTTGTCCCAGAGGTAAGCCTGATCGGCGGGCAGGCCGTCGGTCAGCGCGATGAGGTCGTTGAGCTTTCCGGCGGCGAGCACGCGGAAGACGATGGTGTCCTTGCTCACTCGGTAGGGCGCAGGAGGCGGCAGCGGCTTGACGCACCCAGCCGCAGTTCTCCCAGACTGGAGCCTGCTGCTGGCCGGATCGTAGGATCGGCGGCACCGTCTCCACCCATCCCTTGCGCTCAAGGTTGGAGATGGTGTCCGCGTCGGTCTCGGAGCGGAAGGCCTGACAGTCGAGGGTGAGGTAGGTGGGCATTGTCAGAGCAGGCGATTTAGAAGGAGAGAGCTTGTGAGTTCTGGAGCCGCTTCAGTAATCCGTCGGTTGGTCGAGACCCCGTGATGCCAATGTACGTAACCTAAATCTCCAGTCCAATAATCGACAATACCATTATTGTACCAACTTGCGCCAACAAATGTCGTTGTTGATACTGGTGCGAGTGGAGTTGAGTTTGATGCTTCAGTTCCAAAACCCCATTGATAGCCACAATCAGCGCGTATCCGACCTAGAACCACTTATGACTGAAGCGGCTCCTGATGTGACTACACCACCAGTTGCTCCCCACAAGCCGCTGGTCGTTAAACGATACCAAGTGAGGGTCCTTGCTGGATTTCCTAACTGGCAATAATGCGAAGCAAACAATCCAGCCTTGAGTTGTACGAATCGCCGGCAGAAATGTTTTATTAATAGCCGTTGTGGATAGTTTTACCACTACCATAAAAGCCGTAAAATCCAAGAGCGTTCCAAATGATAAATAGTCATTGGCCCCGTCGAATGTAACTACTGGATTTCCATTAATCTGATTTGTTTGTAGAGCGGTCTTAATGTGAGCTTGCCTGCGTGGGATCGTAGGCATTGCCGCTTCGATCTCGACCAAGTCGTGACGGCATCGTTGTTATTTAAGCCGGATATGTAGCGAGCATCTAGGACAAGAGCCGCCCCGGCTTCCTTCGGATTAAGATGCCTCTGCCGCGCTCATCAGCTTCGCCGTGTAGGAGATTTCGACGCCCAGCAAACGTGCGTCATTCGCCAGCGTGTCGCTGCCCGCGTCTCGCGCCGCGGTAGACTTGGAAGATCACCGGATTGCCCGCCGCAGCCGTGCCGCCGAGCGTGATCGCCGAGGTGGCCGGCGAGATGTCCACGTCGTTGGTGGCGGTCAGCGTGTCGGTCGCAGTCTGGGCCGTGCCCATCGCCTGATCGAGCGCGTCGTCGTCTGCGATAGGCCCGCCCTTGCAGCCCCCAGACGACATCGCCGGAGCCTAGCCGAGGCTGTCCAGATGAACTTGGCCGTGACCGTACCAGCGTTCCAGTTCGACGGCATCACGACCATTGCCTGAGCGAACTCGATCCGTCCCCGCATCGAACAGCAGCTCGTCCGTGTTGATCTTGTTCGTGGACTGCTCGCGGGAGTCGATGCCCGCACCAGTGTCGTGCGGGGAATCCACGCGCTGGCCGGAATCCAGACGTTGGTCACGACGGCAGATTGAGATGCCCAAGCTGGATCTTTCGCAGACGCCCCGTTAGTCTTTAAGAATTGTCCCGCTGGTGCCTGCTCCCAGCCGGGCGTCCAAGTGGAAGCGCCCCGATACAGGAGGTCGCTCCTGCGCCGCAGAGCCCACGAGGTCCAGCACCTGCGTTACGCCGTCGCGTCCTCCGGTGCCCCGGTCGAGGCGGTGATCCGCGCCTCGATCGCTGAGGCGGTCATATTCGCCATCTTGGCGTTTGCGACTGCGCTTATTGGCGATGGTGGCGGCGAAGCTGCCCGTGCCGCTACCCGTTACGTCTCCGGGGAGCGTGATCGTCTGGTCCCCGGTGTTGGTGCCGGAGGACGTACCGCCAAACGTGCCCGACTGCGTAGCGAGCGTGCCGAGTCCTCGAGCGTGGTGCGCTGCGCAGCGGCGTCTGCGCCGCTCCAGAGGGCTTTTCCCGCCGTGGTGATGTCCCCGCCTAGCTTAGATCGTCCCAACCGGTACTCCTGCGGCGATTGTGGAAGCGGCAAAGGAGCCCGTGCCTGGAGCCGGTCACGATCTCCGGTGAGAGTGATCGTCTGGTCGCCCGTAGTTGGTGCCTGAGAGACGCCGGAGAATGTGCTGCGTCTCAGGGCGGCGAGGGCGCCGAGGCCCAGGTCGTCCCAGCGGCAGGCCGAGGCGTCCGCATCGTCCAGTGACTCGCCCTGCCGGCTGCGGTGCAAGTGATCTCCTCGATGCTGCCGGCGCCGGCGGTGGACCTGGCCCAAGCGCCTTGTCCAGTGGCGGAGACGTTCTGGATCTCCGGCGTAGGTAACCAAGCTTGGTTATCAATGCCGACCCACGAACTGCCGGTGCCCGCCCACCGTTATGTCGCCTTCGTCCCCATCCGTCACCCCACCCGTGGCGGTCAGGGTGGTCCCGCTGAGGCTCAGGCCCGTGCTCGAGGGTCAACTCCGTCAGGGTCGTGGAGGTCGAGGACGATCCCACCACCCGGGAGCTGGCGGAGGCGGCCTGCATCTTGGCGTAGGTCACCACCCCGTTGTCGATGGTCCAGACGGTGCCGGTGCCTGAGACGGTTATGTTGCCATGGTCGGCATCGGCCACCGTGGCCCCCTGCAGCACTCAGCGCGGTTCCAGAGAGGCTGAGACCCGTGCCCGAAGCGCCGTTCCTGGATGGTGGTGGAGGTGGAGGACGCGGGCCCAGCAACCCGGCTGCCGTCGTGCTCGCGGCCTGCATCTTGGCGGACGTGACGCACCCCGTTGTCGATGGTCCAGACCGTGCCGGTGCCGGATACCGTGGATATCCCCCTTGTCTGCATCCGCAGCAGCGCTTCGCTCCCTGAGCCGTAGGCCAGGACGCTCCGGGTCGCCGCGTTGCCGTTGCCGAACTTCCACCTCGCCGGCGTCCAGCTCCACGCCCATCTCGCCCTCGGCGAGTGATCGGAGTACTGCTGGTCCATTGGAGGCGGTGGTGCCCCGCCGGAGTTGGATCTGTACTGCCATTAGGTGTACCTCCCAGAACGCGGAGATGCTTGCCAAAGTTGGAATCGTAGTACCCGCCGCCGATGTTCATTGGCCCCGCAGAGTCGAGCCGGGGACCTGCCGCCGTCAATCGCTGTAGCCGCCCCGTCATCAGTGAGAGTGGTCACGCGCCTCCCTCGTCCGTTGACAGGCTTGCTTATGCGCCTCCAGCCCCACTCCTGCACGACGTTGATCGGGCGCCCTCACTCTCCGCCGGCACACCGTTCACATGGCACCTTCACGAGAGTGCGTTCAGGGTGTTCCTCGCCAAAAATGGAACTGTCCTTCCCAAACGCCATTGGCGGGCACACTCAGCAAGCGTTTGTCGCGCCAGAGAGTCAAGTGCGGGTTGGGCTGTACGGCGTTTCGGCTTGGAGGGCAACTGGCGGAGACAGCCACCCCTTGCAGGAGGATAAGCTGCTTCGCGACGGGCTCTGAGGGCGCCTTGGACGGGGTGTCGCTCGCCGGACTCGAGGGGCGCGCTCGGAGGTGCCACTTCAAGCACAGCGCTGTTCCCTCGGCTCACTAGGGCTCTACGCTTCTCACTCTTATGCCGGACGGGTGATCGTTTCGGCTGCCGATTGGTTGGCGGCAGGGCTCCCGTTGAGGGTGGCCGCTCACCGTTGCCTTGGACCTGCAGTAAAGGCAAAAACCTGGCCGTGGTGAGCGCGTCACGCCCGGTCTTCCTTCGACCAGACGACTCAGACGACATGGAAACTCTGGAGACCGCCGCGCTTCACGCAGCGAACGAGGGGGACGGCAGCGAACTGGCGGGAACGTCTCGGCGAACTTTTTTTGGGAATCTTGCAGATTGTGCTTGCAATGCGTGCGAGGGCTGGCTCAACGTCCCATCCCGTATGCCAGCCGTTTGCTCCCGTATAGGCCACTGGTCACGGTCGACCTCGGCCAGCATCCCGTGGAACCGGTCGAGGCCCGAAGGCGCAAAGCGAGCAGCGTGACGCGCGCGAACGTGTGCCGGCTCATCATCAGCCCGGCGCATCGTCCAGCAAGTATGCCCGACGACGACCGATACCAAGACCCTTTCGCGGAGCACGAAGCCGTAAGGCTCGCCCGCCTTCTTGTCCGAACAGGAAGCCAACGAACAGTACAAACCGATAACCAACAAGCAGGACTCACACTTCAGAGCGACACCGTCGACGACGTCACGGAATATCAGACGACGACGACTAAGCTCACCCTTCAGAAAGTTTACATCCGCGACCCCTGGGTCCAGCGCGCGCCTCGGCAGGGCCATCGCCTTCCGCGATGCCGCCCGGTGGGGTGTGGAGGAACAGCATCTCCCCCTTTGACCCGCGACCGCTCCGCTGGTTGATGCGGTCCGGGCCGCACGGGATGCCGTGTCGCAGGCCAAGACTCCGCGTGGGAGGTGCCCTGTGAGCCACTGGTACAACCGGGCGGGTGAGGCCGTGTTCGAGGTGCCCAAGGCCGTGCGGTGGCGGCACCCGCAAAGACGACGCTGGCTGACGCCCGCAAGATGGGCCTCTACCCCAGCGTCACCACCGTTCTGGGCGTGCCTCGACAAGCCGCAACTGACGGACTGGAAGCTGGAGCAGGTCTCGCTGGCCTGCTTCAACTGCCCGCCGACCGGCGGAGAACCGCTTTGAGGCGTATCACGAACACATCCTCAAATCTGCTCTTCTCGAACAGGTGAGTGACGCTGCCGATCTCGGCACGGGCCATTCACGGGGCCTTCTTGGAATCGCATTTAAGGGGTCAGCCGGTCGAGGCGGGTATGGACGCCTACGTGGAGCCCGTCGCCCTGGCCTAATCGAGCGGGAGTGGCATCAGCTTTCACGGAGCGACGAGCTGCGGCTGGTCAATGCTGCCGCCGGGTACGCCGGCACGACTGATGCGGTGGTGAGCGGGCGACCAGCAGGGGATCCTGGACTTCAAGTCTCGGAAGACCAAGCCCGGCGTGCCCTGCGCTCCGTGGGAGTCCGAGCCGATGCAGATCAGCAGCATACGGGATGGCCAAGTTCGGCCACATCCCGGAAATCGGCGCAAACGTCTACATCTCAACGACCGAGAAGGGCCGGGCGGAAATCGTCTGGTACACCTATCGAGGAGCTGGTCCAGTGCTTGGACCGCGTTCCGCGGCCTGTCTGGCTGCGTGGCAGTATCTAAAGGGGCTATCGCCCGCCCGTTTGATCAGTAAAACCCAAGAACCCAGATAGCACATGCCAATCGTAGTAACTGCCGTGGGCCCGTCCGGCGCTAAGTCAGGAGCCGGTTCCTGCCGGCACCCATCACGCCATCTGCTATGGCGTTGTCGATCTCGGGACGCAGGTCTCCGAGAAGTTCGGCCCGAAAAAGAAAGCTGGCCTCCTCTGGGAGGTGCCGGATGAGCGGATCAACGTGCAGGGCAGCAAAGTACCCTGCGCGGGGCATCAGCAAGCGGTTCACCGCCATGCCGCAACGAGAAGGGCAACCTGGGCAAGGCGTCCCTGGAGGGCTGGCGGGGGCGTCCCGTTCACCAAGGAGGAGCTCAACGGCTTCGATCTGGCGAACGCAGTCCTCGGCAAGAACCGCCTGCTTGAACGTCATCCACTGGCCACGGGCCGCGGGGCACGTTCGCGGAGATCGCCGGCGTGGTGGCCCTGCCTAAGGGGATGCCGGTCCGTAAGCCGGAAGAAACGAGCTGACCAACTTCTGCATCATCGATGCCATCGCTGCGGCCCGCAAGGCTGGCAACAAGGACGTGACCTGGCCGGAGTCGCTGCCGCAGTGGATCTCGGACGTCTGTCCGAAGTCCACCGAGTATCGTCGGAGTTCGCCGGCCAGGTGACGTTCGTCCCCGCACCGGAGCCGGCCCCCTGAGCCGGTGTCCCCATCGGGGAAGACGTGCCGTTCTAACAGCCTCCGACGACCCTACGACTATGACTACGGGAACCCTCCTAAGGAGGCGCGGCCGCGCCCGCGCTCTCTCCAAGACCCGCCGCAATGGCGGCAGGACTTCGAGGGGCCACGGCGGCCACCGCTGCTCCCGCACCACAACGGCAGCTTCACGGCTGAGGAGGTGGTGACGATGATCGGCGCGCCGCCCCGGGCGAATATGGTCGGGGCGGTCTGCCGGGCCTTCTCGCAACCGAAGGATCTGACTCGCCACCTACGATGCAGGCCAAGAGCTCCAGCGGCTCACGCCCGCACCATCTCCGCCGCTGGCGGAGGGCTGAATCGTGGTAAGCTACGACTTCAGTCCGATGCCGGACACCAACCCGCAGCCGCTGGAGCATTGGTCCCTATACATCAATGCCGGCGAGGAGCGTTACGACCGGGTGGTCCGCACCAACTTGGCCGGAGCCATCTGCGAGGCTACCGGATGGTCGAGATGCTCAAGGAGCAGGGGCAAGCATCCAATCACCGTAATCATCGCCAAGTCCCAAGAACCCAAAAGAAATGAGCACCGACCTTCGATCCTCATCGCCCTCGGCCTCGCCTTCCTGATCGGAATCGTGGTCGGCATCGTCATCCAATCCGAGAACGGGCCGGACTACGACGAGTGACTTATAGCCACGAAATGGAATCCACTGCTGACGCCGTAGCCATCCTGCGCCTGATGATCGCCCCGTATGGGTCGCGCATCGAGGCCGCAGCCCTCACCCACGCGGTTGAGGAACTCACCAAGCGCCAAAGCTCTGCCGGCGGAGAACGAGAGGATCCGCGCCTCCCGCGACAAATGGCGGAGGTGACGGAGCAGTTCGTCGATGGTCTGAGCAAGGATGACGACAAGATCCCTAGCCGGCGCCGTCAAAGCCTACACCAAAGCTCATCAAGACGCCTCCGTCCAATGCCCCAGCGAACGGATAAGTGGCAGAGCAAACTGGGTGGCCGCAAGTGGCGGGCCCCGGCAATCGACTTTGCCCAGATCTCCCGGAAGTCGCAGACGCAGAGGCCCGCTTCTGGGCCAAACGACACGCACCAATGGAACAATCAATGACCCCGAGGGAGTACGCCCTCACCAAGAAGAACGACAAGCTGGCCGCTGACCTGGATGCCGTCAAGGCCCGGTTGGCTGGAGTGGCAGGCTTGCGCCAAGCGGCTGGCCCACGCCTACCGCAACAACAGCACCAAGGAGAACACCCGCGCCTTCGTCGAGTATGCCCGGCTGGCGGCGCACGAGAGGGCGGCAATGAGCGACACGCCGAAACAGATCAGGCAAAGATCGCCGCCGGATTTCTGCCGTGCCGGAAAGCTTCGTCTCGCCCGCCAACTGGAGCGCGAGAACGCGCCGCGCTGCGGGCGGAAGTAATCAACTCGAAGACAGACTATAGAGGGGCATGAGAGCGCGCTTCGCAGTAGGGACAACGAAAACGCCCAGTTGATAAAGCAACGAGGCGAAAACTCCAAACTCTACTTTGAAGCCGGCGCAGGTAAAGATTCCTGAATTGCTGCGCGAAAACGCCAGTTGCGGGATCTATTAGATTCGATGCTAAACGTCGCTGAGAACTGCGACGAAACGGGCTACGCTGACGGCTATGGATTTGTAGATGTTGACAAGCTGCACGAAAATGTCTGCGCCGCTATTGCGGCGGCGAGGGAGGGGAAGCAATGAGCGACACGCACACACAACACGCCGAGAACGGATGCGGCAAAAAGATTGGCCGCAGGCTTTCAAGCTGTTCCTGGAAATTTTCGGTTTGCAGGAAAACCCGAGCGCGAAAAACGCGGCGCTGCGGGAAATGGGACAAACTTGGTTTTCCGCATCCCAAAAATGATGCAGGATGAGCAGCTTGCCGGAGCTTATTGAGAACTGTAAATCCGTTAGAAAGGGGAGGGGAAGCAACGAGCTACTCATCGACTACCTGCCCCTGCGGTGGGAATAAGCTCAACGAGGACGATGCTCTGCGCTTCCTGCGAGACGCACGTGGCCGGCTCGTTTGATCGCGTGCGGATGGATGACGCCACCGCACCTTGGGCCGAGCGCCGGGCCGCAGCAATCCGTGTGCTCGCCGTTGCCCGCAGACGGAGGGATGCCAAGTGAGCTATCCCCGCAACAAGGACGCTGACATCATCGAGCGGATGCTGCTGTCCTTCGACCCGCTGAAGAACATCGTGTCCGCCTCCAAGGCCCAGCCCAAGCACATCCGTGCCCGGGCCAACCGGATGGGCCTGCGGAAGCAGTACATCACCGACAGCGAGAAGGAACTGCTGGCCCAGCTCCGCCGGGAGACCAAAGTCCCATGAAGATCCGGCACCTGCTGCCGCTTTTGCTGCTGCCCCTAGCCGGGCCCACGGCTGGAGGCAGCAGCTCAATGGGGCATCGACCAGCACAAGCTCCTCTCCGCCATCGGGGCGGTCGGAGGGCAACCCCTGGAAGCGGCCCGGGGGCCTCTATGGCTATACGCCGGCCACTTGGGCCCAGTACAGCACTCTGCCCTACCGGCAGGCTCAGAACCCCGTAAAAGCCAAGGAAACGGCCTTCCTGGATCATTCTGGAGACGTGCCAGCGGCTGGAACGGGACGGGATCAGGCCCACCCCTACCTGATCGCCCTCCGCTGGCGGTGGGGGTACGAGGGGATGAAACGACGACTGAAGACGCAAAGCGACTATGCAAAACGAGTTACCAATCTCTACTCTCGACCCAACCTTCGCTGAGGCAGCATTCCAATGCCTGCTGCGGTAAAGGGTAAGTCGTTGGGGCGCAAGCTGAACCGTGAGGAATGGATCGAGACGGTGCAGGCGAGTCTACAACGCAGTATCGCCATCAGGCGGGCCCAGCTTAAGACGTCAAACGGCCAAGCAGATCGATGACGAATGGCTGGCGGAGCTGGAGGCCAACCCGTCCTATGCGGGGATCGACATCCGCCGGGAGCTGGGGAAGGCCCAAGCCTGGGCGGGGGTCCGCAATGCCGGCGTGACCCGAATGCGGTTCGTCAACTGGCTGAACAAGGTGGACCGGCCCATCACCTACAACGGCAGCGGGGCCACTTCCTTCGCCAAGCTGATCCCCAAGGCGTTTGAGCCCGCCGGCTGGCGGGAGTGGGTCAAGGACAACGCCCGGGATCCGTCCTGGGCCGACCATCCGTGGTCCGAACTGGACTCGACGGCGCAGAAGCGCATCATCGCGGAACTTGCACGAAAGGAAGTACAGGACGAGGACCACCCCGGAGGTGGTGGCTGAGATGCGTAGGCTGTTCTGGGAGGGCGTGACCCCACCGGAACTGGCCAAACGCTACGGGATCTCCCGCGTCTATGCTTGGCAGATCTGCCACTTCTACCGGCTGCGGGGTGAGCCTCCGCCCGACTTCCGGCCCAAGTCCCGCACCTACACCACCTACCAGCCTTCCGTCATTCCCAATGCCCGATGAAACCCGCAAGGTCGCCAAACCGTTCGACGCCTCAGGATCGTTTCCCAGACGACTTATCCTAACGGGCTACGTGACCCCCAGCCTCAACACGATGCTGGGCCGGCACCATTGGATAATGACGCGCATCAAGAAGGAGGCCCAACTGGCCCTCGCTATCGCGTTACGATCACCCGCTACGGGGCCAAGCTCCTAGACGTGGACAACGGGGCCGGGGGCTGCAAGCCGCTCCTCGACGCGATGCGGTACGAGGGCCTGATCCCGGACGACGACCCCGGCTCTATCGACTTCGTTTTCCGCCAGCAGAAGGTGAAGAAGGCCCACCTGCGGACGGAGATTTTGCTGGAGCGGCTGTAGGCCGGCGGCGGTAGGCGGTGATCCGCACCACCTTCTTGGTCACCTCGTCCCAAACTGGGAACACGGCAGTCTCCACGGTCTTGGCCCGCAGGGGCCGGCCCCAGCAGCACCCGCACCCGGTCAGGGCTGCACTCCAGTTGCTCGGCGATTGCATCGCGGGAATCCCAACCTTGCGGCAGGATGTAAGTCTTGCGGGCCTGAGCCTCGACCAAGGCGTTCCAGTTCACAGTTTGAGGAGGGCGGCGAAGTGACTCTCGCCGTCGATGATCGGTATGTTGAGGTGGAGAAAGCTGCCCGTCTGCGCCACCAGTTGCACCGAGTAGCCGTGGGACCAGTCGGTGGGGGCGGTATGCTGCCAGAGAGGTTGCAACTGGCACAGGCAGCCGGGGTTCCAGGACCCCACGATGCCGGTCGCAATCCGCCGGACGATGTTGCTCTGGGCCCGGTGGGTGTGACCGAAGACGCAGTTGCCGGCGATCTTATCCACAGTTGCGGAAACCGCATTCTTGGCCGTGGACACCCCGTGGAAGAAAAAGCACTTCCCACGCTTGATCACGCCCGGGAACGGGCAGGTCGTCGTAGAACTCACCCTGCCGGTAGTAGGAAATTTCACGTTCCTTTAGCTGCAGTCGAAACTCGAGGGCCAGCAGCCGGCGGAGGCCCTCGGCGTCCTTCTTGTGGCGCAGCACCTGCGTCACGCACCAAGTCTCCACCCGGCGCTCGTGGTTGCCCTCCAGGTACTCGATCTTGGCCCTAGGGCCGCCAACCGCAACTGGTCGAGGAACCGCCCCGCAGCGGCCAGATCCTCCTCATAGGTGTAGTCCGTCTCAGCGACGTACCCCATCACGTGATGCTGGGCCAGGAACCCGCCGCAATCGACGTGATCACCGAGGAGGATGATCTCGTGGGGGTCAAGCGCCTTGATGTCCGCCAGCATCGCGGCAATGGCCTGCTGGTCAGCCAAGCATCCGTGGGTGTCGGGGATGCAGACGCGGATGATGTCGGAGGTGGACCGCTTGCGGGGCGTCACTGCTGGGACGGCCTTCGTCTTGCGGATCTTGGTCGCGTGCTCCAGCGCCGACTTGGCTACGGACAGCTCCTTCTTGAGGCCGGCAATCTCCGCCTCGTAACACCTTGCGGGCCTCATCCCGCTGGACTGTGGCCCACTCGTTCACGGGAAGAGCTTGGACTTTGAGGTACGTGAGCAGCAGCGAGATCAGCATCCACGCCCCGGTGAAAATGCCGCTCCAGATGAGCAGCTTGCGGTCGGTCTCGTGGGCCTGCGTCTCGACGGAGCGCAGCCGGTCAGCGATGCCGGTGTGGCCCATTTCGGGATCGCCCACGAGGGCCTTCTCGATCCGGTTCAGCGTTTCCTTGATGGATGACAGTTCTTCCTGGCTCATTTGGTTGGGCGGTTGTACCTGGCTCCGAAGAACCAGAAGATCATAGTCCAGCAGCCGAACTGCACCTCGTCCTGCATCGTGGCCTGCTGGTCAGGCGTGGCAGCAAAGTAGACCCAGGCGAGCAGGATGACCCCGATCCACGTCAGCAGGGGCCGGGTCAGGGCCCGCAGGGCGTCCACCCCGACGTAGATGTTCTTCATCCACCCGGAGACGCCCTCGGGGATGACGCGCAGGCCCTCTCCCAGCTTCTGGCTCTCGGTGAACGCCCTCCACGCCGCTTCCTTGTCCGCTGCCGCCAGCTTGGCGTTCAGCAGCATAATCTCCACCTCCGCATCCTTCTTCTTGCGGTAGGTCTCAAACCAGGAGCTGCCGATGTGGAGGAGGGATCCAACCACTCCTCCACCGGCGGCATTGAAGAGGACGTCCCAAAGACTCAATCGTCGTCCTCCATATCCTCCCGCTCCAGGCGGGTGGGGGCGTAGCCCTTGTTGGAGTACTTCATCTTGGGGCCGATGGCATTGCACCGACCTCCTTGCGGACGGGGCGCTGGCCCCGGTCGGGCACGTACTCCGACATATCACTGTCCTCCGAGGGGTTGCAGTGGCACGGGGAGTTGTTGGAGCTGGGCATCTTGCCGTTCTTGATCTTCATAGGAGAGATTACTTCTTCTTCTTAACGCGGGTGGGAAGCTTCTTGTAATGGGTCTTCTTGGCCCATTCGAGGCAGTTGACACTGCCACCAAAGCCGCCGGAGGCGAAACACGCAGCGGACTGCTTCTTCGATTTGAAGGGCATACGTCAGGGAGCGGCTCCAGACATTGCTCCAAAACGGGCGAGGGACATCGCCAGTGCCGGATCATCAGGGGCGTAACGGGGGGCCGCCATCAACCGCTGATAAAGTGGCGACATCGCGGTCTTTCGGGCGATGGTTGGAGCACTCGATCCAAGAAATGCCCCTGCGGCAGTCAGGCCAGGGCTCATTCCCGTGCTAGTGCCAATCGCAGTGGCTCCCAGTGCCGCGCCAGCAGTTCTCCGCAACAGCATCGGAATGTTTTCAGACACTGGCTGCACGTCCCGAATGTCGCGCATCACCTTTGGCATAGTCGCGAAGACTCGGGCAATCAAATCGGCGTTGCCAGACATCACTCGCTTCTGAACGTCCTTCTGATCGTAGAGGATCTGCGGCGAGATGTTACCCTCAATCAAGGCATCACGATAGGCATAGATCTGAGCCAGCTTGCCACGCGCAGATGTGTACTCCTCAAGCGATCCTTTGCCCTGCCTTACTGAGCATCTTCTCAACGTATCTTCCTGATTTGCGGCTGCTGCGGTCAGTGACTTGGCCTCATTCCTTGCAGCAGTACTGGGCTGGCTCCGCGTTCAGCGGCGGATTTATAGGCATTCCAAGCCTCCCTGGCCGCCTCTCGTGCGTTTCGCACAGCATCGATCTGATTGGAAAAATCGTCTCCAAGCTTACCGATTTCCCGCAGCGGTGCGCTCAACTTGATGATGCGATCCTGGATGTGCAGCGAGTCTCAGCGGAGCGTCAATCAAGCGCATATCCTCGCGGGCCAATTGGTTCACAACACGCTGATTTACTTCATTGGCAGCACGCTGGATTTCGATGGAACCACCAGCGGTTTCACTCAGGCCGCGGTTCAATGCCGAATCGCGGTAAGTGAGTGTCGGGTCGATTTTTCCACCCCGCGCAATCCATTCGCGGCTGTTCGTATTGGTGACCGCATCATCGGCCATCCGTTTGGCCTGCTCCTGTTGTTTGGCATTGCGGGGCATTTGCCGAGTGGCCCCAGCAAAGCCAGTAGCAGCGACAGATCCAGCAACCTCTCCCGCAGACGGAGCGCGGCCCTCTTCCATCCCAGTCTTGATCGCCGAGGCCCCGTAGAGGGTGGACAGCGTGCGCAGCCCTGCGGCTGCATAAAGTACTCCAGCGCTTGGGAACCGCCTGACGCAGAGCCTGAATGGCCGTTCTGGCTCCGGCCTGACCCAGCAGGAGTGATGCCGATGCCGGGCAAGGTGCCAATCGGCAGCCTCACTCCAAGGTCTGGCCAAGGCTGTAGGGCTGATTGCCGGCCTTCTGGATGGCGATGTCGGTCAGGGCGGCACTGGTGGCTCCACCAAGCGGAACGGCAGCGAGTTTCCGTGATTCCTGGGGCACGGAGGCCAGCCGCCTGACCACCAGCGATTGCCGTCACCGCGCAGGCCCATCTCGCCGGCAGCCATCCCGTACTGCTTGAGCGCCTGCATATCCACCTCGGATTGCGCGGCAGCGCCGGAGCTGCCTGCCTCGAACGCCTACTTGCCTGTTGGCCAGCGCCTCACGCTCCTGCCGGGACACTTGGATCCAAGCCTCAATGTCACCTGCTTGACGCCGGCATTAGCCAGCTCCAACGCTTTGGATTGGATTTCGTCTTCGGAGAACATTGGCGTCAGGGGGTTCCAGGGCTCTTGCGGGCCTTGGCGTCATTCATCAGTTTCTCAAATAGGCCAGCAGCGGAGGTGCTGGCCCCTGGGCCGTATCCCGACGAACCGCAGCAGCCGTGACTGCCGGGTTAACCGGAGCCGCCGAAAGGTTGCTGGAGATCTTGCGGGGGCGCCGCGCCGGCAGCCGATAGAAACGTCCAGATCCGGCAGGGAGTCGTCGTAGTCGGAGATCAGCTTTTGACGACGCTTCACGTACTCAGTGGGCGTGATGTCCTCCGCATCCACCAAGGTTCCGAGCGAGCTTCTCCAGATTGCGGTCAAGGTCGACACGCAGCCTCATAATCTTGACTGGTCTCCGCATTCGCCTTGTTGTTCAGCGCGAGCGAGGGATTCCAACTGGCAAACAGAACAGCGTCGCGGTCGGACGTTGCACCCTTCGTGTTGATGAACAGCGGAATGATGGCTCTGACCAAAAATAGCCCGCGCAGTCTGGCCGGATGCCAACTGGTCTTCATCGACGTTAAAGCCGAGGGACTTAGCCAGCGACATCGCATTGAGCTTAAACTCGGCAAGGGTTCCGCCTCGGACCTTGTCTTCGCCAATCAAGGAGTCCAAGCGATTGAGCGCAGGGGCAATGCTGCGCGACTCTTCTGCGACCTTTCGGTCGTTCATAATCACTGAACTGATTCGCGTCAGGCGATCCTTCTCGGCTTGGGTCTTGGCCTCCTGCGCCTGCTTTTCAACACCCGTGGCCTCAGCCAGCACGATCTCAGGAGCAACGAAACCGGGGCGCGTGGTAGGACGAAGATTCATCGCCCTGCGTTGCCCAACTGGCTTTTGCTGCTCGGCAAGATTGAACGCCTCTTGTTCCCGCTTGCCCTCATCAAGGGTCAGTTCGCGTTCCTCACCCATCTGCTTTCGACGTTCAGCCGCGATGCGCTGGGCAATCATCGCGATTGGCCATCTTGCCGCTGGACAGGAACTCCAAGCTGCTGCTTCGCGTTGCGCCGCCTGAGCGACGTCAGGAGTGAAGCCTTGCAGATCTGAAGGGGCCGCAAACCGGGCGGCGGATGCCGCAGCAGCCTGCATACCGGGAGACATAGCAGCCGCGGCTGGGCAGCAGCGCCTGCGGGGCAACTGCTCTGAGGGGTACCCGCTTGAGCCTGAGGTTGGGTAGGGCTTCGGCCTTCGCCGGCTTCATCGCAGGCTCCTCGGCATCGCCGTAGAACGGAACCTCCATCATTCGGGCAAGTGCCTGACGACGACGGATTTCATCAGCCATTTGGGCACTTTGCGCGAACAACTGCGCCGATTGCGCCCTGCGAAGCATATCCTGCGATTGCTGCTCCTTGTTCTTCACAACGTGTCCACGACACTGCTAAGCATCGCGGCATCGTAGACGTCTACGTTGCCTTTCTGGGCGTTCTTAACCGCCGTCTTGATCGCAGGAGATACCTGAGGAGCATTAGGATCCTCCGAAAGAATCGACGTTACGTATTGCTTGAACTCTGGATTCTCTAGGCCCTGACCAAACTTACCCAGAGCTTGCTGCGTGATGATGCGGTTCTGCTGATACTGACGGATGCCACCAGCAATGCTCGCCAATGCCTCGATGGCCCGCGCCCGGGCAGCGCCGGCCTGGGACATCCCTTGGGCAATGAGCTGACCGCTGATGTCTTGGATACCAGGTGCGTAGGGCATCTTAGAAAGCCTCCTTCAAGGTGATCTGCTTCTCCATCGAACGGATGCGGCTGTCCATCCAGAAACGGATGCCGGGCTTGGCCCACGGATGGCGCTTGAGCCATTCCGGCGAACCTCTCGCCGTTCTCCATATACCAGCGGAAGAACCAGCCAGGGAGACTGCGTGAACATCCAAGTGCGGAACTGCATCCACTTGGGATTGTTCTCGCCGTAGACCTCACGGGCGACCCAGCAGAAGATAGAGCTCAAAATGAATGGCAGCGCAGCGGAGCCAACTTGCCGACAGCAGACGTGGTAGTGCTTGGCCGCTGGTCGCCGGCTGCACCACGCTAATGGCGAGCGGACTCTACGGCGGCTGCGTAGTTCTTGTCGGGCAATCATCGTCGAGCCAAGTCGGCGTTGACGTTGGTGCCGTAGACGTCCGCCGGATAGGAGCCGAGCGGGTTGAACGTACCGGAAATCAGGGTTTCCAATGGGCTGGAAGATGTTCCCGGTCTGGAGATTGGCCGCGTTGAGCACGTTGCCGACCGACTGGTTGTAAGCAGCGCGGGCGGCGTCCTCGCGGGCCTGCCGGATGTTCTCGCGGTTGAGAATCTCCGCGCCAACGGCGCCAGGGCCCATCACCTGCCCACGGGCAGCATAAGCCTCCCGGGCACCCTTGCTGGGCCGTACGGACGTCCTCCGGGCTCAGGATGCCAGCGACGCAGGCGGGCCAGCTTCTCCTCGTCAGCGCGCAACTGGGAAAGTCCGCTGGACGCTGCCGTCGTCAGCGTCTCGGGCATAAAGGATTGATAAAGATCCTTGTACATCCCGGTGATGGCCGGCTGGCTGGCCTTGAGGGCCGCCATCGTTTCCCCGTCAGTTCCGCCCCCAACGTTGCGGCGGGCGCCCGTGGCTCACGTGCTAGTCCCGGTTCCAGTGGTGGTCGTTGAGCCTCCGCCGGTGGCGGTCGTTTGACCGCCGCCAAGATCAACCTTGGTGGAGTCATCCTTCTTTTTCGTGGTCGCATCGTCTACCAACGTCAAGATCTCCGACCCGCGGCGCGTTCTGTTGGGTCGCCGTCTGAAATATGTCGACGTTTACGTCCTTGTTCTCGTCGGTGTTAACGTTGGTTTTGAACGCCGGAAGCTTTGTTGGATTATACGCGAGATTAGGACCGTGCCAGATTTTCCCGGAACCAATCTGGAACGTGTCGAGTGGTGCGTTTGGATCAATCTCCTTCAGTTTTATCCGTTTTGGTAGTCCGTATTGACGCTGGGTTATTTTGACAGCAGGAAGCTTCGTTGGATTATACGCCAAACCCGCATTCACCAGATTGGTACGAAACCAGTCGGGAACATTTGAAAGCGTGGCTCGCATCCGTCGGTTCCGTTGTTTCGGCGCCTCTTCCAACAGTAAACCTGTGGCAGCTTAACGGGTCCAGTTCCGTCGCATGCTCCTGCGTTGATTCGCGGTAACCGTAGCAACCTGATCAGGATTATACCCTCAAAAGTGTTAAATTGCTTGGAAGACTTGGACCATCAGGACCAGATTTAAACGGAGGCAGAGTCACAACACCCGCGCCACCAGTAGTCGGGTCTAATCCGGAATGGAGCCCGTGGCCCAAGATATGGAGCAGCGTTCGGGTCAAAATTGAGCAATCCAAGCCTCGTTCAGCCCTCCGCCACTGACCGTGTATCGATCCAAGATTTGTGGCGTACCGCCACCAATCATCCCACTCAACAACCCGCCGCCGGGAACCAGCCCGCCGCCATAGCCGGCACACCAGCGCCAGGGAGTGAGTGAGAAGCTGGCATAGCCAGAGCCAGGCATCGAATAGTTGAACGACAGATCGCCAACGCTTGACCCCTCCGGGATTGAATCCAAGCAAAGTCCTCCAAACTCATACCACCTGCCCCAAAGCCAAGGTTCAGAGGCACTTCTGGACGCCGACTCGGGCTTGGCTCAGGCGTGGTGAGTCGTCCCAGCCGGAAAGCTCTGCTCGCTAGGGAATACCGAAAGATGTCGCCGATCTCGGTCAGCTTCTGCATCAACAGGGCATAGCTGTATCTCCTTGGGTTAGGAAGCCGCGCCGGACCGGCAGACTTCAACCAGATACGTGCCATCGGACACGAACGTGGCGGTGTACCAATGGTTGGCGCTGTTGAGGGCATAGGTGCCCGTCTTCTTGAAGTTGGTCCCGAACGTGATGGTGTTGGAGGCCGTGCCATCCGTGGAGAACCGGATGATCAGCAGGTAGCCGGCAGCGGGCACCGTGGCGGCATTGATCGTCGAAGCCGTGTTGGAGGAGCAGTTGATGATGCGGGTGTTGCCCTTGGTGGCGTCGAAGGACAGCGCAATCGTGCCGCTGAACGTCTCCGTGGTCGCCGCCATATTGATCGGCGTGCTGGACCCAAGGGGTGATGCCGCCGGCTGCAGACGGTGGCCCCGCCAGTCGACGACCGTCAGGCCACCCGTGATGCTGGCCCCGCCGGCCGAGACCGTAGCCCCACCCGCCGTCACCGTAAGGCCTCCAGCCGTGACCGTGGCCCCGCCGGCAGTCACCGTCAGGCCACCCGTGGTCACGGTGAGGCCGCCGGTGACCGTCGGGCGTCTCCAGCGTGATGCTGCTGGCGATCATCGTGGACGTGATCTCGTCGTTGCCGATGGCACACCGTCGGCTGACCAAGCAGGTTCAGCTTGGTGGATGTGATCGGATCCGTCGTTCCCGTGAATGTGTAGCCTGGAGTGACGTTGGCCATAGGGGCAGCGGGATTAGAGGGTGAAGAACGAGGGGCCGGACGATTGCGGCAGCGACCCGTAGCTGGGCATCCCGCCGTACCGCTGCGGCATACCCATACCCATCGGCCCCATCATACTGAGCGACGGTGCCTGTGGCCTGCGGGGCCTGCGGAGGCGTCGGACGCGGACCGTAGTAGGCCATCATATCGTTCACGCTGGGCGCCTGCCGGACAGCAGGAAGCGCGGGCATCGCGGCAGCAGGCGGGCGGGCACCAGCCTGCGGCATCTGCTGCATCCTGGGAACTGCGGGACCGGCTGGCCCCGCTGAACCAAGTTGATGGCATCTTGAACTGGTACATAGTTAGACTTGACGAAGTTGGCCCGCTGACCGGGGCGGGTCTCAAAGGCCAGCGACATCACGCTGATGTATCCCTTGGGTGTTGGTGACCTTGAGCCAGCTCAGCCGCCCCTGCCGGCGGACAAGCAGTGGAATGCGAAATTCCTGAAGCATCTCAGGCTGAAATCCAGTGCCGCGGCTGGATGGAATCTGGCCCAGTCGAGTAATCCTTCCGATAGGCCTCGGTTGTAGTCGTTGTTGGCGTTGGTCAGGTCGTAGGCGCTGTCCGCCCACTTCCAGCGTCTCCGCTCGGCTGTAGGTCTGATCCGTCGATCAGACGGATATCCTCATTGGCTCCCTCCGTGTAGACTGGCGCAGGAGAACTTGGGCCGGTTGGTCGCCAGATCGAGGTACATCCGTCGCTGGAAGTGATTCCCCTCGTTGACGATGTAGGCGCGGGTGACCAACTCTGTGGAGATCTCCGAGACGGTCGTCCCGCTGATGTCGTTCTGGCCCTCATCCGTCACAAAGATGCGCCCATCCTCAGTGATGGCGTGCAGCCGCTGGAGGCCGAGGTAGTCGAGTCACCTGCCAGCCCTGGATGCACATATTCATATCCGGGCTGAAGTTCCACTCCCCGAACCATTGCTCGGTGATGAAGTTGTAGACCACCACCGCGTTGCAGAACTCGCTGTTGTCCAGCGGCAGGGCGACGTAGAGCTTGTTGCTCCAGTAGCCTAGGGAGATTTTGTAGCCGACCTCCCAGTTCACCCGCTGCATAATCTTACGGATGCGGGCTGAAAGGGGCAGGATCTTGTGCTGAACGGCGTTGTTGGTGCTGGTCAGCGTCAGGAGGTTGACGTTCCCGTAGCTGACGTAGGCCAGATCGGGACCAATGGAGGTGACCGCATTGATGCCCACGGCACCCACTTGCCGGGTGATCTCGGTAGGCCGTGACGTCAAGGAGTGAGCCCTCGACGTTGTTCAGCGCGATGATCGACTTGTTCTTGAAGACAATCAGCGTGTTCTGGTTCCAAAAGGGAAAGTGGTGACGATGTAATCCGAGTTACCCGTGTTGAGGTTGAACTCGTTCGCCTGCGGGTCGTAGTCGGTGAAGGCAAGGACGTCCGAGGCCGCGATTCCATCCTTCCCGTCCCGCACCCACAGCCGGTTCTGATAGAACGTGGCTTGGTTGCTGTTGGGGATGCTGGCAGAACGAGGCCGGCAGCGTCGTGCGCTGGGAACCGGCCACAAACGCGCCGTCCCACGATTCCCGTCCCAACGCACAGTGGGTCGTCGTCCTCGCCCCGGAACAGGTGACGATCGTGGTTGTTGGCCTGAACGATCGTGTCGATGGCTCCGTATTGACGACGGTAACGAGCCAAGGCTGACGGTGCTGGCTGGCCTTTGCCACTCAGGCATAAAAGCCGACGCGTGTCCGACCTGCTAGACCACCATAATCCACGCAGCCGATGCGTTCCGAGGGATCCGAGTAACAGCGCGGTGGCCCAAATCGATTTGGCTGGCTGCGTGAGGTCATTACCTGATTGCTTGTGCCATTGGTCGACACGGCAACGTATCGATTCAGGCCAGAATGCGATCGAGGACCAGGCGTTTCCGCTGGCAGCCGAGTATTTTGTCCACGAACCGCCATCCGTAGAGACTCACATGGAATTAGCCGCCACTCCCGAAGTTCCACAAAGTAAACGGCGTATGCCATACGTTGCCGCCGGATCCACCCAGCGTTTGGCGTCATAACGGCAGTCCACGTCCGGCCGTTGGTGGAACTCATTGCGGCATACAAGACGGCACGCGCTTGTATTGGCTACCGCGACGAAGCGATCATTACCATAGACAACGCTGACGCAATTGCAGGAGTTCCGGGGTAACGCGCAGCGTTCCACGAAATGCCATCCGCCGAATACATCGCACGGTATCAGGGTGCCGGATCTCCGAGGCCATCGGCGACGTGTTATCTTCGTACGCCACCGATCTCCAGTTGTGATTACCAGCACTGGGGTGCTACGCAGTGTCCACGTGATGCCATTCGGAGATGTCACCATCTGAGTCGAGCCACCGTATCCCATTGGCGACGGCAACGAACAAATTGCTCCCAGGTGGATTACCGAGCCCAGGAATACAAACCGTAATACGCGCTGCGTCCAAGCTGAGTCCATCGTAGACGTCATTACCCGGCACGCGATGTCAAACACGACATCAGTCGCTAGTCCGGATGTACGACATTAGACCTGCGAAACTGGTATCAAAGGCGTAGGAGTCGCTGCCGTTGTCGCCACTGCAAATAACCATGTGCACATCTTGCGGACGTTACGGAGGTCCTTAATTCCGCGGGAACGACGTTAGTTGCCGCCGTCCACGCTGCCCATCCAAGTGACGTCATCACGATCACTGACGCCTGCACCGTTCTGACTGAACGGCAAGCCATCCGGTTCAAGCCAACTGCCACTGATACGCAGCGCCTTTATTCTGCGGCGTCTGGACTACTTCAGTTGGAATGATCACGGCCAAGTGAAAGGATCCAGCACCGGCAGCACGATTACCTTCCGACGGGTATCGCGACCAGCAAAGTCGATGACCGCCCGCTGCATTGCTGGTTTGAAATTAGCTGGGCGGCGATTGTGTCGATCAACGCTTCTCGCGAACGCACCGTCTGCCACCCCGGTTGATTTGTCGTCATCCTCGCTGCATGTGAAAGATAGCGGTTCATCAGTCGCACTGGCATTTGGATACGCAGAACGATCCTGGTGCATGGGCGCCACCAGCACCGCCAGAATGAAACCCGCCGGTATCCCCGCCCGCGCCCGCCACCGCCGCCACCGCCCGTCGCCGTACCCGGTAGCAGCCGCACTGTGGGAGCCGACGTTTGCCGGGCTTGGAGGCGCCCGCACCACGATCACCGGCGCCGGTGCCACTTCCCGGTACGCCGGCACGCGGCCCCACCGGCTAGTAAGCTTCGTCCGCCACCGCCATCCGCCACCGGAACTGCCGTACACTCACGGAAGCCCCGGAGAGGATGGACGTGGTGCCGGTAATGCCGGCGTTGCCCACAGACTCGGATCCCCCACCACCGCCCCTGCGGTGTACCCGCCCAGCAGCCGGTAAGGTTCCCCCGTTGCATAGAGCAGAGCTGCTGGCCGCGGTAGTCGTACCCACCGCTGCCGAGTAGTCTCTGTAGCTTGCCACGAACGAGCTCGCGGTAAGGGCGGACGAAACAATGACCGGACCACCCTCACCGCCATTTCCTGCCTCCACCGCCGGCAGGGTGGGGTCTCCGGCGTCTTCGCTCTGACGTGCCTTCCGAACCCGTCCGGCGCCTGCGCCTACCATAGCCCGTCCACGACGGTCGTGGGATATCTCCGGCCAAAAGCCATCCCGGAAATTGCCGCCGGTGGCGTACGTGTGGATCTGATAGTCCCCGCTGTGCGTGATGGTTCCTCCGGTGGCGTCGTTCAGCCACGCCGCCCGCCCGCGCCGAGGAGCATCTGCATCAGGCTCCATCCGGGTGACGCCCGCGCCAGCAGTGATGACTGAATACGCGCTGGCCGGCGCAGGCGGCCGCGCGCGACTGCCGCGTGGGCCAGTGTGGCTGGCTGCGTGCGCTGGCCGCACCGCAAGATAGCAGGTCACCGCCGTTGCCGTGGAATCGTGATGCTGGAGGCACCTCCGTTATCGAAGATGGAGATGCAGTCTCCCGCGCCGTGACACGCCAGACTGGAATAACCACCCGGCAGGCGGTTGAGAGATGTAGCCTGCCGTCCGTCCGCAACTGGCGGTACAGGACGCAAGTCTGCAGCGCCCTGAAGTGATCAGGCGACGCTGCCTTGGATCGAAAACCAGCAGCGTACGTCCGGGCCGTCGCCGTGCCGACATTCCGGAACTGGCGCTGGGCCGCGCGAGCCATCGGTAGCATTAACCGGCGCGATGCGTCATCCGCTCGGTGAATCGGTCGGATGGTTGCGGATAAGGGTCATGGCCATCTCTTTAGGCTTTCCTGTTGCAGCTTGGCCTCCAGCTCCGAGATCTGGCCTGGGCCTCGCCGCGAGTCCACCAGAATCGCGAGGGACTGCTGCTGAAGCTGGCTGACGATCTCAGCCTTGATCAGTTCGCGGGAGCGGGTCACAGCGGCGTCACGACCGGCGTTCTGCGCCAGCACCTTGTAGAACGCCTCGTCGGAGGTCCACGAAGCAGTCTGCTCAGCCAGTGGCGTTCACCAGCTGCGAGGCCACCTCAGCGCCCTGAGCGTCGAGGAGCTGGCAGTCGGCAACGGCGGGACCGTTCTGGTAATTGATATACCTCGGGAAAAATTTAACGGCAGTCTTGGTGCCGGTCGAAGTCCAGATCGAGACGGGGGCGATGGCGATGACGGTATTCATAGGGAAAGATTAGGCGTTGGCGATGGTAGTGACGGTACCGCTGGAGCCCCGGTACTTGAGCGCACCAGACTCAACGTAGAGATAGCCGCCGCCGGTCGGATTAGAAGCCGGAGCCGTTGCGTTCGCCAGCAACAGAACAGCGTCCGAGCGAATGGTGAACTTCGTGCCAATGGTGGCGAAGTCCAACTGCATATCATCGCCAGTTGGGTTGTACCAAGTCGTGAGATAACCAGAGCCATCCTGGCGGATGAGCCGCAAATCCAGCAGTCGAACCCGTTGAGTAGATTTGCCCGCCAGCGTAATGCCCCCGCCACCCCCACGCCCCCGCTCACGACAAGGGCGCCAGAGGAGGTGGAGGTGGAGGCGGTGGTGGCCGAGATGGAAACCGGACGAGGAGTGGTGATGCTACCGCCTGCCGCACGGGTAATCAACAAGGCATTGTCAATCACCGCACCAGCATCGGTTAGTGCAACAATCGAGTAGGGCGCACCTCCATCGCTTCCGCTCTCCGCACCAGCAGCAAGACCAGCATACCAACGGTCCACGCCTGCGGACTGATAGATGCTGAGTTTGCAGCTTCCAGCGGCACCATTGAGCTTGGAAATAATTGAACCGGTGCCTGCACCAACTGACGCCGTAGTCCCATTCACCGTCGGCGTCCCGCCCACCGTGGCGTTGCCGCCAAAGGACGGGCTGTAGCATCGACAGCTTGCGCGTGCCATTGGTCGTGCCGTCGATGGGGGCGAAGTCGTCCGATGCCGAACTGCTCGCCGTACTCAGGAGATTGATGCGTGTGTCGGCCATAACGAATTAGGGTCCAGGATACGGCGCAACCCACTTGAGGCTGTCACCGGTTGAAGTCAGGATCTTGTCGGTCGTGCCGCCAATCAGCAGCGCGCCCGTATTGAGGAACAGGGGATAATCCGTCCCGTAGTTGTCCGCCTCGCCCAATGCGCTGGCCGAGGACGTTCAGGGCACTGCCAGACTCGGAGGCCAGTACGTTCACAGTTGGCACTCGCTGGCGTGGATCACCGCATCGGTGCCCGCCCTGCCGGATGAACTTGGCCGCCGAGGCCATCGCCGTGCTCCACGTGTAGGCCCGGCCTGATAGAGCCGGTGGCCGTTGCGGCGGTCGGCGTGCTGCCGTCAATCGTGCACATCACGTCGGCGTCCTGGATGTCGAACATCACCATATTGGTGGTGTCCCCAAAGGCGGAGAAGCTGCACCGCAGATGCTGCTGACCGTCAGCCGTTGATCAGACAGCGGAACTGCCCGATAAACCGCCGGTTCGGGAAGATGTTGTTGAGATTGAACGAGGCCATAGGGGTGAAACGGTTACCAGCTACTGATTCTGGGAGGTGGTGTGGGTGGAGACCTGCATCTGGAAGTTGTCGGGCATCTGCCGCTCGATGCGATCCCATTCGTTGCAGACTTCCTTCAGTTCCGCCGTCTGGTAGGCTTGCGTCGCCTTGTCCATCTGGCCGTCCTGATCCAGCCAGTCGCCAAACGTCTGCCAGACCAGAATCCACGCTGGCGACTCCGGCAGCTCCTGCAGTTCCCACTTGGTCGGGGTGTCGTCTCGGGATCCTGACCGGCGGTGGTAGCGGACTAAACATTTCCAGTAATCGGACGTACCCGTCAGCGCCCCCGTCGTCCGCGTGTAGTAGATGTACTGGCCGGCAACGTAGGTGGCCGTGGCGCTGAACGTGTCCCCGGAGTAGTTGTAAGGGGCACGGCGGTAGAACAGGTAGACCGGGTTGGCAGGATTGGTGTTATACGAGACGTACCCATTCGTCCCCATAAATCCACCAGCCGTGGAAATCATCTGGAACCTCGTGTCCGTGACGACGTAGCCCTGCGGGCGCGGGCTGGCTGATCATCGCCGGGTTGTCCACCCAGGCTTGGAACAGCGACATCGATCACGTTCTCGCCAGTCTGATCGTAGGGGACGATGAACTGGTTGGGGCGAGACGTTGGTCTGCTGCACCATCAGGTTGCCCCACAGGTACACGCCCTTCGTGATGTCGCCCGCGTAGGAGATCGTGCTCCCATCGGTGGACACGTTCACGCTGTACGTCTGGGAGGTGCAGGCCGCCCCGGTCGTGTAGGTGATGGTGCAGAGGAAGAAACCCATTCGGGCATTGCTGGATGTTGGCCGAGGTCACGCTGGCCTGCGTGCCAACTGTGCCTGCCTGCACGTTGAAGAACGTGCTGAAGGTCGTGGTGCCGTCATTAACCGCCAGCCGGATGTAATCGCGCGCCATTCGGGCCGGGCATAGACGCTACGCCTGGTACTGCGTGCTGGGGAAGCCCGTGACGGTCTGGGCGACGCTTATGCTCGCCCGTTGCGAGCCGTTTCTAGGGCCTTGTTGACGCCGTGGTGCGGTTGTCGGCTGGGTTGCCAATCGAATTGGCTGTAATCGACAGCGTTGGTGGCCGTCCAGTACGGTCGTCTGGCTGACGATCGTTGGGGTACGTCAGGCTGTTGCCGGCAAACCGCGCCTCACCCCAGATGGACAGATCCGGCCAGTTGCCGCGCGCCCCAGATCTGCCGGACGTTGGCGTTGAAGAGCGACGTTGATCGAATCCGCCAGCTCGGTGGACAGGCGGCTGGTCGGAACCCCGATCGAGGCCGCAGATCTGTGCCAACGCCTTGCTGTACGGGGTCGTCCTCACGGGGATTTGTACCATCCGCCGGTAAGACCGTGGCGGGCCGGCGCTGACCTTGGGCCGGTAGCCGCTTGGCTACATATCCGGGATTATCCTTCAGATACTCCGGCATCCACTCGATGCACCTGGTTTCCGTGCTGATGCTGCAGGCGGAAGAAGAGTCGCGCATCGATCTTCGCCGCCATCTGTCCGAGCCCATCGATCTTCGTGGACCCTTGGGCGGCCATGACCTTGGCCTGCTCCACCTGGCGGAGGCCAGCCGCTGCCTTCTCGGCAGGCAGGCCCTCCTCCATCCTCGCGCCAGAACTCGCGGACGAGCGTGCGGCGGAAGGGTGGTGATGATCTCGAGGCTCGTCGAGCTACCATAAAAGAGGATGGGGGCAGAGCCTTCGCGGGATGCCCCGGGTGGCGATTAACCCGAGCTTCGGTCGGATCGTCGTCAGATCAATGATGTTCAGGTAGATGTCCAGCTCGCCCGCCGTGAGGGCGGACGGAGCTACCACCCGTGGCATTCGTGAAGACGGCCACCAGGTTGGCGGTCAGCGGTCGCGGTGCGGACCGTGGCGGTCGTCGGGACGCCAGCCAGCACACCAGCCGTCAGGACGGACTGGGACGGTGACGAGGCTGTTCGTCGTGGTGGTCGTGCCAACAACGACCGTGAACGCCGTCGTGCCGGCGAAGGCAGTCGTGACGTTGACCAAGCGCATTGTTGATCGCCCACTTGGCCGGCAGGGCACCGAGCGTGACGCGTAACGGTGTCCGTAGACCCGGAACCGAACGCGACGTCGGACGTACTTGACGGTGAACTTGTCCGAGAAGCCGCGAGCCTGCTCCTGCAGCGAGAGCTCAGAAGTGCGGGCGCGGGCGATGGTAACAGCAGTATCAGCCATGGTAGTGATCTCCTATGGTTGAGGGTTAGCTGGTGCGCGGCGAACTTGCCGAGGCCGAGGGGATTCTTGCACCAGGAGGGTGAGGGCCGCGAGGATGAACCCGCGACGACCGCCGCCGAGGTCCGGCAGCTCGTTGGACTTTCGATACCGAGCATATAGCCGATGCCCACCAGCTCGGGGTCAATGACGTAGCCACGGGCCTTCTGCTGGTCGGTGGTGGTCGACGGATCAGCCGCCGTCCACGATGCCGTTGAACAGGTCGGGACGACGGTCACGGTGTGGAAGTCGCCGACGTAGACGGTGACGTCCAGGTCGATCTGGTGCGCCGAGGCATCCTGCGTGACCTGATAGGTCTTCGTGGTGCCGGAAGCGCCTTCCGTGACGCTGGAACTTGCTGATCGCCCGCTTGAGCGTAGGGACCGGCAAACAGGGTGTAGGACCGGCGACCGCCGACCTGCTGGAAGATCGACTGGAACACGTCGTTGAACGCGACTCGCCGAGGGTGCTGGTGGCTGGTCGAGTCGATGTTGCCCGACGGGCGTGCGGAACGCCGCAGGGACGTCCGAGCCCGGGCGTCGTCGCTGATCCACTTGCCGAGCGCCCGCAGCTTGTAGGGAGCCGGCGGAGCCTCCTGCTGGCGGTCGTTGTCGGAACCGATGCCGGCTTCGATGGACCGCTTCAGTTCGCGCATCGCGCTTCATCTTGGCGTTGGCGACCTCGCTGGACACGCCAGCGACGTCGGAAGCCTCCTGCAGGCGGGAAACCATCCACTGCTCGCGGAACTGCTGGACGTAGTTGCCGATCCGGGCGCGATTGACGGCCTGGTTGGAGAAGGCGAGGACGTCCTGACCCTCAAGCACGCCACCGAAGGCGACCGGGGAAAAGGCTGTCGACCTGCCATTCCTGATAGGCATTGGTCATCCGCTTGGTCTTGGAGAACGTCGAGACCTTCGGGAGTATCCTCGGGAGCGAGGATGGTCAGGAAGTCCGTGAGGTCTTCACGATCGCCCGCGACGTTGTAAGTGGTTGCTAAGAGCCATGACGTGATGTTTAACGAGCTTGATTTGGCCGCTTCTCGGGCTAGGAGGAATTGGACTGCTTCGTTGTGTCGTGACTCCGCCCTTCTTGGACAGATGCTGCCGGAGGGCCTCAACCTGCGCTTGGCTGACTTCGTTGCCGCAGGGCACTCCGGGTATCGGAACTACCAGTAGTGGCAACGGTTTGAGCTGCTGGCGGCTTGGACTGGACGGAACGACCGCGGCCTTGCCGGACTTGGACTTGCCCTTCTCCTTGGCCTGCAACGCCTTCAGGCCCTCGATCTGCACTCCGATGATCCAATCCGCGTTGGGCAGATTCTTCAGCCACGGCATTTGCAGGTAAGCCTGCTGGGCCGCGACGTACTCGGTAGTGACGACTTGTCCTTCAGAAATGGAAACTTCTCGTAGGCAAGCTGTTGAGCCTGATGCGCTGTTGCTGCAAGAACTGCGGTACGGGCAGGGATGTCATCCTCCAACGTCTTTTCAGCGTTGATGATGATGGTGTTCAGAGCTTCTCCGGTCCAGGATCTGATCTCCCAGTCTGAATGGGCTCGAAGTTACTGAACGCGCGAGCTGCTGCTGGGCAAACCGCTTGGCTTCCTTCGGCCTGTTGGGCGAGTTCTGGAGACCGTTGAAATCCTCAATCTGGGCGAGCGGGACCGTGCCTTGCGGCAGCGGGGCAATCGGCAGCAGGAGCAGGTGGGCTGCTGCCTGCTGTTGCTGCTGACTGCCTTGGCCACTTCCAGGCTGGACTTCGTTCAACTGCGCCTCAAAGGCGCCTTGCGCTTCGCGACCTCCTTGCCGATGCGCTTGTCGATGTTCTTCTGAAGCTCCGGCGTGATCTGTGAAGGAACGGAGTCGTCCTCGGCTTCCGGTGCCTTCAGCTTGCGCCTCAGGAGCTCTGGGCCTCGGGTTCGACCGACTCGGCGGGTGCCGCTTCGGCTGGATGCGGGTGCTTCAGCCATGAACGGGCTGTGCAGCGTCTGATCCGCTGGCGTCGCCTGGGCTTGATGCGTTCTCCGCCTCGCATGTTAAGCAGGCGTTGAGCGGCCTGGGCGACGCTCAGATTGCTACTTTTCGGTGCATCGCGTTTCGCTTCGGGCGCGGGTTGCGCTTCCACGGGCTGCGAAGGAGCAGTAACTGTGTTCGTTAGACATGGGATTATAGCCTCTAAGGGCTTATGACAGGGCTCGACGCCCAGTGCTAGTAGGCGTGGTAATCGAACCGTCCCTACTGTCAAGCGGTATTAGTCCAACTTATTGCTACCTGCTCGGGCATCCGCCTGCGCCATCTGGGTGGCTGCATAGTCATCGAATGAGGTTGATGATGGCCTCGTAGGCCCGCAGTTCCCCGATCGAAGCGGCGGTCAGGCGTTCTCGTCACCCACGGTCACGTCGTTCATCAGATCCAGCATCGTGTTGCGCTGGATCTCACGCAGTCAGTCGATGAAGTCCTGAAACGCATCGTTGGGCGCCAGCCGAGCAATGGCGGACTGGAGCGTTTCGGTGCGTTCGCGGGGAGTGAGGAGCTGTGCGCTTCTACGAGGAGGCATTACAGGGCGAGGTGGTGGCCGGCATCGGGCCAGGCATCTGGGCACCTAGGCGACCAATGGTGGCGTTCTGCTGCTGCTGCTGCTTGGAACTGGTACTGCTTGGCCCGGGCGTCGATGCGCTCGCGGAACGCATTGTCCTGCGAGTACCGCTGCTGGACGTCGGGCTGCTGGAGGTACTGCTGGATGACCTGGAGGCCCAACTGCGGCGGCGTGCCGATGCGGATGTTCTTCGGGATGCCGGCAAAGATCTGCGCCAGATCCTGCTGCTCGTCGTTGACCACCTGCTGCTGGCCGGCCTTCGCCGGACGGATGATGCGCTCGGCAATGTTGGGATCGATGGAGGAGACGAACGCTTGGAAGAGCGCGCCCAATCGCAGACGCCATCGCGGTCAAGGGACTGGGCGCCTTGGATGATCGCCGTCCACTTCTCCGCCATCGTCTTGAAGTCGGTGCTCTGCACGTCCCACGACAGGTAGAAGTCGAACTCCTCGTTCACGTCACCCTTCTCAAAGACCATACTCTCCGCGTCCTTGATGCCCATTACGCGGAACGTAACCTGATCGCGCCCGTACTGCTTGTAGAGCTTCCAGACCTGCCGGAAGCTCTTGGCGAGGCACGTCAGGAATTTATTGATCTCCCACTGATTGTAGATCGGGTCAACGGACGGATCGCCCTTCTGCGCGGCAAAGCCGTTGTACTCCTTGAACGACGACTCCAGGAGCGCCTCGGAGTTCTCCGTGTTCATATCGGGGATCGGACGATCCGCGTAATGATACTCGTTGGGCCGGCGCTCGGAGATCAGGGCACCTGGACCCCAGCGGCCCGGCGGGCGACCCTGCGGGTAGCAGATGGGCGGGAGGATGGCCAGCGACGCAGCGTCAATGCGGCTGTCCTTGTGCGCCTTGATCTGATCCTGCCACGGCTTGCCCGGCTCCGGGACGCCCCGGCTGTCGTGCAGCTTGCGACTCAGGTACTCGCGGCGATAGAGGACGAACGGATACTCGCCGTGCGCGTAGCCCAAGAGGCCCGTGCTTGGCGAAGCCTCGGCTGCTTGGTCGTCCGGCGGCATCTGCGGGTGGAACACCGTGCAGTAGATGCCGGGGATGCCTTCGTCGTCGGACAGCCGCTGATAGGCATAGACGACGCCGATCTTGTCGGTGAACCGCTGCTGCGTGTAGACGAACGAGCGGCTGATGCGGCTGCATGTACTCGGACGGGCTGATGGTGATCAGCCGGCCCCGCTGCGTCTCAATCGCCTTCTCCACCCAGTCCGCATCCCAGCCGTCATCGCGCACCAACTGCCGGAGCTGCTCGGCGGTGAAGTACTCCACCGCGGTAGATGCCGGGCACGCGCTCCAGATCGAGGGAGAACGACGGGATGAACAGGTTCTCGTCCAGGTTGAACGCCCGCAGGACGGGGTAACGACCGCTCGGGGCCGTCCATCGGCACCGTGGTCTCTCCGCGTCTTCCGCAGCTCCTTCAGCATCTTGGTCGGCCTTGGCCGCGGGTGCAGCCGTACTGCTCCTCAAAGATGGACTTTAAGTCCTCCTCCGCGCGCCTTGTCCTCGATGAGGCGCCAGGATGTCGATCTGCGGGAACTGGAGTTGCAGTTCCTCCAGCCGCACGTTCACCAGCATCTTCTCCCGGCGCTTCTCCCAGAACTGGCCCATGACGGCCAGTCCCTTCTCGTTCATATAGTTGGAGGCAATCTCCACCTCCCGGTGCACCTCGGGAATCTGCGTCTGGATCAGCCAGCGCATAAAGTTGGTCACCAGTTGCGACCGCACCATATCGTCGGTGCCCACGGGGACGGCGGAAAGGTTGGCCCGCTGGAAGGCCATACACTCCATCGCCACCTTCTTGTTGATGATGTTGTCCGACGAGGAAGACGCGGAGGTCGGACGCACCATCCCACGGGGTGGGGCTGGTCTTGCTGCCTTCGCGGCTGTGCTTCTTGCCGTCGGCGGACTGCCCGTTCCAGATGGCATACCGCGTCTGGTAGTTCTGCCGGCACTGGTCGATGTAGGGCTGGTTGTCGCGGACGCAGTCCTCAAAAGCCTTGCGGAGGAGGTTGAAATCGGGAGCATTGTCGCCCACCGGGGCCAGTTGCAGGCCGGGGTCATTGGGCACGGAAGTCTGCACGGAATCGATGGAACTCATTGCTTACGGCGCTATTGCGGATGCCCTCTAAGGCAAGTTAATAGCTCCACGTTCTGTTGTCTGCGGACTCAACGGTCTGCGGGTCCATAAACTCGCAGTTGGCGACCAGCAGATACCGCAGGCAATCGACGGGATCCTTGGTTGCCTCTTCCTTGCCGCCCTTGGCTGTGTACTCACTCATTGAGTAGATCAGGTTCTGACAGCGGTCCGCGATGTAGAGCTTGGGCCCGTTCATCGCGGTGATGGGCTTGGACTCGTCGTAGGAGAGCAGCCCGTTGATCAACTGCAGGCCGTTCTCGATCTCCACGCCGGGGCGGGGATGAACGTCATTCCCACATCGTCCAGCTCGGAGATGATGGTGGTGGCCCCTTCCGCCGACTGCCTTTCCGCTGCACCGAGGCGCGGGTCAATGAGCCTTTCCTGAATCGCTTCACCGTCCTCACATTGCTGGATAAGCTCGACGTAGTCACGGATGCCGCGCTTGGAGCCCTTCTGGGCCGGCCCGGGCTTGCCTTCGGGGCCGGAGCCGGGGAGGGCCCAGTCGTCGTAGTCGGGCCACTCGCGGTAGACCCACCAGGTGCCGGCGGCGTCGATGGCGACCCAGAGCATAAACCAGTTCTTCGATCCAGCAGGGTCCAGAGCCATATACCGAGTGACCGGATAGCTTGGGTCACGGACGAAAGGTAGTGTTTCATAGGGGATGACATTGACCTCCTTGTTGAACCCGGGGAACACGGACGTGATGGACTTGGTGGGAATGCCGTAGGCGCGGGCCAGCACCTCATCGCGGGGACGGCCCAACAGCTTCTTGGTGAAGTCGGACGTATCGAGGAACGCATTGTCCTCGGTCCAGAAGTAGTAGATGACCGTGTTGGGCCGGGAGACTGGACTCCTGGATGATGGGCAGCTCCTTGCCGACCAGTGGGGCGAACCTTTTCTTGATCGTGCGCGTCTTGCCCAGGATGTCCTGCACCAGCGGCGTCCACCCGGTGAGGGTGGTGAAGGTCAGGACAATGCGACCGTGATAGTCGGTCGTCCGGTACTGGAGCGTCTCCCACATCTTCTGCGGGCACTCCTCGTCGCACCAGATCAGGTGGGCCTTGTAGCCCTCGGCCACCTGGGCGTCGTTGGCGTAAGCCCGGTAATTACTGAACTTGATGGAGCCGCCGCGAGTGGCGCCGGCCAGCGGGGGCAGAATGCAGATGTTGTCGGTGAACCCGTTCTTCTGGCTGTACTGGACGGAGTGGTTGAGGCCCTTCTTGGTCGGCAGCCGGCGGATGCCGACGGGCAGGGCATCGTAGATCATCCGCTGCTGGTCCTCAATGGAGCGATCCTCGTTGACGTGGTAGGTGCGAACCTCAGCAGAGGGTATGGTGCCAGCGGCCCAAACGCACAACCGGCTGGCAAAAATCGACTTGGATGAATTATGGTGAATCACGCCCGCTACCTCATAGTTGCCATAGGCGGGAACAGTCATATCCCACTTGACAGCGGTTCCCGCCAAGCGCATATGGGTGACGTATGCCAAAGTATGACAAAATTGACTATCCCGTAGAGGAAATCCGTCGGTGGATTGCCGAAGGGCAGACGCAACAACAGATCGCCGAGACATTACGGCAAAGTTTGGATCATCGGATAACACCCAAGCTGATTTACAAGGTCTGTAAAAAGCACGGGATAAAATGCCAGCGCACCGGACCACGAGCAGGCGAAGGCCATCCCGAATGGAAAGGTGGCCGTATTGTGGATCGATGCGGGTACGTTTTCCTTTTCCGACCAGAACATCCCGAATGCGTGCGAGTAAACGAGATGCGCCGCCTAAAGGCGAACGGCGGTTACTATCGGAAGGAGAAATATATCCAGGAGCATCGCCTTGTGATGGAGGAGCATCTTGGACGCTACCTGCAGCCGCACGAGGTGGTGCATCACCTAAACGGACAACGCTCGGATAATCGGCTGTCCAACCTTGTCCTGTTTCAATCCAACGCTGAACATTTGGAGGTAGATCTGGCAGGGCGCTGTCCCAAATGGTCCGAGGATGGAAAATGGCGTCTCCAGGTTTCAAGGTTGAAACGGACCGCCAAAGCCCGGATGCGGACAGCACGCGATGCTCAAGAGAGGCTACAAATCGTTGACCAGTTGAAAGCCTCACTTCCACCATCATACCGCGATCTTTTTGGAAAGGCTGTTGAGCCTTTGCTATGACACGCTTGGTGCCGTCCCACGCATAGACGTGGTGATCGCCTCGGATGCTGTCGATCCTGCGCTCTATCTGAAGCACGGGATCGTACACCATCGTATCCCCACGCAAACAGCGATTTCCGCCCAGGATGACGTGATTCTGGTACTTGCCCCAGTTGGCCATCACCTCCTGCCACATCGGCAGCACCCAGCCGGCACCTACGGGGTTGTCGAGGGCCTGTTTGTTGCGTTCCTCACGGAAGGCAAGATATTCGCCCAGCTTGTCCTGCGGCCAGGCCAGCAGTTCCTCCCGCTCGGGGATGGGCACCCACGGGATGCCAAAGCTGGGCTGGAAATCGTCCGAAAAGTAGACGTCACCGAGTGGCATTGCGGCGGGAGGGCTCTTTGGTGAACGAGGCGCGGGCGTGGCGCAGGGATTCCCACGGAATCAGGGCCTGACCGTCGATGTTAAGGCCGGCGGGCTCCGGCAATGACGGCCAAACGGGCATACTCACGGGAGCCGGGGATGTCCGGCTCGACGATCCACTCGTCAACGTAGCGTTTTCTGAGCATTGCCATCTGGTAGGCCCGTCCGGTGGGCATAAAAGGCAAAAGCTGCGCGGCAAAATACGTCATAAGATGGGCTAATATCGCTAATTTCAGTACACTTGGCCCTTTCCGCACTGTTTTTGAGCGCCCACCGTGCCGTCCCGAATGAAACGTGTACTCATTGCCACTCCGCTGAAGGGCGATATCCCCCGCAGCTACTTCAAGACCAGCCTGCAGCTCGCTGCGGCCTCCGTTCCCGGCGTCAAATTTGACTGGTGCCTGCTGGAAGGGCCGGCGGTGCAGCAGGCGCGGAACGAACTGGTGGCCTACGCCCTTGAGCACCGCTTTGATGAGATCATCTGGTGGGACAAGGATGTGCTGGCGGAGCAGCACGGGGAGGATGTGACTGCGGAGGCCATCCTGCGGCTGCTCAAGCACGACGTGGACATCGTCTGCGCCATCTACTCGACCCGGTCACTGAAGACCCACTGGCATATGCACCTGATCCCTGGGCAGGCGGCGGACGAGGAACGGGCTGCAGAAGGTGTCCCGCTCGGCTCTGGGCTTCTCAAGATGAAGATCGAGTGGTGTTCAAGCGGCTGGCGGAGATGAACCCGTGGCGGAAGGGGATCTTGGTGGACCCCAATCATCCGCCGCATCGGCTGCACGAGCACTTCCCGATGGGGCTCCAGGGCCCGGGCACGCCGGAGCGCCGGCTGGAGTCGATCCGGCAGACGCTGGAGGAGCCGGCCAAGAACAACGACATTATGGTCGAACGCATCAAGCGGCTGATCGACCTCAAGGCACGACGAGCCCAACGTGTTTGTCTCGGAGGACTACTGGTTCTGTGACTTGGTGCAGAAGGCGGGCATCGACATCCACGTCGATACGAACCTGATTATGGCCCACAGCGGCAGGTGGCGCTGCCCATCGAGACGCCGCAGCTACTGGAGATGCTGTCTGAGCCGTGGCGCAAGGATGAGATCAAGGCGATCAAGGCCCAGATGCTGGCGCAAAAAGTCGAGCCCAATGAGGGAGTTCTACCAACGACTGGTTCCAGCAGACGGCGGAGGCCAACTTTGAACTGAACCTGTTACCTAGAAAAAACGCAGTTCAGAGAGTGCCATGAGATTGGCTGCTACGAGGGTCGGGCGACGTGCTGGCTGGTCGACCATATGGCGTTCGAGCAGCATTCACCTGCGCCGATACGTGGACAGGCAGCGCCGGAGCACCTAGGCCGCACCAGAATGGTACGACGTGTGGCGAGCGGTTTATCGCAACGCCGAAGTGCGGCGATGGGCGGTCCAGTTCATCGGAGAATCTGGACGAATGAGTCGGTCTTACGAACTGGCGGATTGCGTAGTCCGGACAGAACCAGTGGCTGCGACTTCATCTACATCGATGGCAGCCACATCGCCAAGGATGTGCTGACGGATCGCGGTGCTGGCGTGGCAGCTGCTGAGGCCCGGCGGGCATCTGGCCTTCGACGACTACACGTGGGTCGGAGAAGCCCCGGCAGGAAGCCGAACCCGCTGGACAACCCCCGGCTGGCGATTGATGCGTTCTACAACATCCACCGGCGGGAGGCCGTGATCCTCCCCGTCCACCCAGCACCAGTTCTGGCTGATGAAGGTATGAGCCCCATCATCGGCACTCCGACCCGCTACGAGATCAAGGAAGGCGGAGCGGACCATCCGGGATGATCTCGACAGCAAGTATGGCCGGCGGAGCCGCTTCCTCCGCCGGCGAACTGCGTACCCGGGTGCAGCTTGTCCCTACCGGAACGGGATGACGCAGCAGCGGGTGTGGACTTCCTGCAGATCAAGCGGGATCTCGTCGCCTACTACCTGAACCGCAGCAAGGCTTAAGCCTCGTCGGTCTTCAGGCCTCGACCACCATCTGTTGGCGGCTGGGCTTTGCGTCTGGACCCACCGTCTCGGCCTCCATGACGGGGGGCCTCCTGGGTCACCGGAGCAGAGGTGAGGGCCCGGCCAGAGAGCTTGGCCAGAATCTCCTCCTTGCTCATCGACCCATAGTTGTTGACCTGGATGTTCACGTTGGCGTTGCCCGTGGCATTCAACCAGCCAGCCGTTGCCGCTTGTCGATGGCGACGGACAGGTTGAAGCCCAGGCTGGGCAGCAGCGTTTCCTCGACCGTGTCCAGCATCCAGTCCAGAATCCGGTCAGCCAGTGTGTCCAGTTTGCCCATCAGGCGTTGATTGAATTCCTCGACGCTCATTCCGACCACACGCTGAAGCATTTCCCGGTCCTCACGCGAGACCCTTGAGCAGTGGGTTTCTGGACAGCCCCCATCCCTTGCCCTCCATCGTAGCTGGGCCACCACATTGATGAGCTTCTGGGGCTGGTAGCTGCGGTTGGGGCTGTGATGGTTCCGTTTAGGCTCATCGCACATACGCCTGGTGAGCTTCCATCCGGGCCTTCTCCATAAAGTCGTAGGCACTCGGGTTCTCATCCGGCCCGCCGGCAGCCACCTCCACCGGGCTCCTCCGCCTCAGCCACTGGCTCCTCGGCAATGGGTGCAATCACGGGCTTCCGGCTCGGGCTCGGGAGGCGGCTGCATTGCCCCGCCCCACAAGGGGCATACTCCGCATCCCGTCCATCCCCGGACAGCCACACCCCGCTTCACCTTCCGCCTCTCCCCGTACTGGACGTTGAAGTCCCCGATCTCCGCCTTGGCCCACCGGCCCCCCACCTGCACCTCCGTACCACTTGTTCCGGCACCGGATCCCCGCCCACCCCCTCCGCCTCCTCCGGCCACCTGCACCCACGGAATCCTTTACCTCTAACCTCCTGTCAGCATCAGCTCCGCTAATACTATCCTGCTTGACGAACCTGCTATTCGCCCTCCACCTCCCCCTTAGGGGAGGCACCGATGAGCGCCAGCGAATCGGCAGTGAGCGGGGATGAGCCTCAGCGGTACTGGCGGGCCCACCAGCAGCAGCTACTTCGCACTGCAAAATTTGACCTACTAGGGCAGAAGTATGCCCATTCTCCAGCCCCGCCTGGGCGCCCGCCCCCTCCCCCCTGTGGCCGGCCCGGCAGGGGCCGCAGGGCTGGCAGGGGGCCGGGGCGGCGGGGGCGGCGGGGGCGGAGCCGGACGCCAGGGGCCGCCGGGGCAGGGGCGGGGGCGAAGGAGGCGCCGGGGAGGGGCCGGGGGCCGAGGCCGGGGGCAGGTTGCAGCGGCGGGCGGACAACTCCTCCGCCTGCAGCAAGGCGGCCCGCAGCTGCCGGGCGCTTGTGCCAAGAGCGCTG